GAGGTGAACGAATGTGGCGAGATGTGTGTAGGTCGCATGGGTTCGATAAAGTCCGTAGAACTGCACAATATTGCGGCAATACAGGTGATGCATCGGACTGTGTAGGACTGCCAAACATACATCAAGAAGTCAAATTTGTTGAAAATCTGAATGTCCGTAAAGCCTATGAGCAAGCGGAACATGATGCAAAAAAGAATGGCGATATGCCTATAGTAGCTTGGAAAAAAAGTAATAAACCTTGGTTAGTCGTAATGAGTGCGGATGATTTCTTCCGTATATACAAAGAAAGTGAATGGAGTGAGGAACATGGAACAAATGAAAGTGAAATTAGTTAATGAATACGCACAACTACCAACAAGAGGGAGTAAGGATGCAGCTGGGTTAGATTTGTATTGTCCATTTGATGCGATCGTGCCAGCGGATAGTCAAAAGAAAATACCTTTAGGGATAGCGATTAAAATTCCTGATGGTTGTGTAGGAGTACTAGCACCAAGAAGTAGTCTACATAAAACACCGCTTAGAATACCTAATAGTGTAGGCATCATAGATAGTGATTATGTTGGAGAAATATGTGCAATATTTGACAACGTATCATGCAAAGATTACACGATTAAACGTGGTGAACGTATAGCACAATTGATTGTGATGCCAATCATTAAAACAAACGTCATCGAAGTTGACGATTTAGGGGAAACTGAACGTGGTGAAAATGGTTTTGGTAGCACAGGTAAATGATTACAGGAAATAAAGCTGAAAAGGAATAAAGAATGTGTAAGAAAGATAATTTTTTTAATGCACTATTGGTGTGTATGATTGTTTGGATATTTACATTGTTAATAGGAATTACAATTATGATGTTCAAACACGTGTTGAGTTCAATGGGTTGATTATGTAAAGGATATGGGCGGTGAAATATCCGCCCTATCATAAGAGGTGAGTATGCGGTCTTATTATTTAAAACTAAAAAAAATGGCATATAGTTGCGTTGACTTTCAGATGCTTACAAATCATAAGCAATTTATAGATAAGGCATACGATGATGGTTTCATCACGCAAAAAGAATATGGCAAGATGCTTAAATTTATAGATCGTGTTGTAGCCAAAGGTCTTAAATGTGAAGAGATAGGGTTATAAGAGGTAAGTATGAGGATTTATAACGATATACAAAGAATTGGTATGGAAGATACGATTTACACATTGCAACGTGCGTTGGCCTTTGTTTATAACGATGATTTGCTAGAACCTAAAGTTACATATGATTTTGATAGATTTAGGTTAATCTACAAATACGGCAATATCAATATAGGTATAGAATTACCGTTGATTGAATTGAGAGGTTTAAATCTTACGTTAGAGCAACTTGCATTGGATATAAAGAAACAAGTTATATCACAATATAGATATGAAATCGATAAACAATATGGGGGTGTGTATGATTAATTTAGAGTTGTTATCTAGTGCTTTAACAATCGTTATTGGTGATACAATCTATAAACCTGAGATTGAAAGAGAGGATGGTAGCATAAAAATTATATATAAGTTATCAAATGTTACTATTACAGAATTATCAACAATATTTGAGATTGAACATTGCATGAGGTTGGACTTTTTTGTTGATAAAATAAGACTTAAAATTAAACATCAAATATACAATTCGTTATCAATGGGGATTAGTAATGGAAATGTTAGATTATAGTGGATATGTAGAACATTCCGACTTTTACATAGCGCCTCAAAGCTATCAAGATGCATTTGATTTCTTGTGCCAGCTTGCATTTGAGAGCAAAGAAACTGTGTTCTATATAGGTAAAGCCATTGAGTATGACAAAAGCTATGGCTTTGATGAAGATGATAACTTTTATTTAGAAGATGAAGTTAGGTTTGAATGGAACGAGGAAAAAGGAGAGTGGATAGAAAGTGTTTAGACGATATGAGAAAAGGGTTAATGAAATTCAAGCTATGCAATATGATGGCACTAACGTTATGGAAATAGTCGATTTTATTGGTGATGTAATTGGTATTGATTGGTATGAAAACGCATCATTAGAAATCACAACAGATGATGGAAGAATCGAATGCTTTAAGGGTAATTATATTGTTAAAGATCATAAAGGTAAAATTAAAGTTCATGAGGCAAGTGAATTTGAAACGACTTACAGAGAGGTAGAAGATTATGATTAGTGATAAACAAGGTAGAGAGTGGTTACTTCAAAAGCTATATGATGATGGGTGGAAATATTATGTTAAGAATGTCGATAATATTGCATTTGTAACAACAAAAAGACCAGTTATGGATGACGGCATATTAGATGTGAATGGTGGCGGCCATATAAAGTGTATTAATAACATAAGTAAAATAATGCCCCAAATAGAGCAGAATGAAGTGTTAAACATCGCAGAAGAATTAGGTATTGTTGACTGGTCGAAAGTACCAGTTGATACACCTATATTGGTTAAAGGTCTTAAAATTGCCGAGTGGCAAAATCGTTATTTTGCATTTTTTAAAGATGGAAAAGTTCATGCATGGTGTAGCGGTTCTACATCGTGGTCTTGTAAAAATAATATCGATGTATCAAGTTGGGACTATGCAAAACTAGCAGAGGTGTAAATACATGGATTTTATAATCGTGAAAATACTTATGTATGTATTATCCGCTATATGGGGATTTAGAATATGTGATAAATATGGGTATGAGTGTTTACTTGAGTTTGTTTTGTTTATAACTATAACATGCTTGATTGTGTCTATGTATATGTGAGGTGAAGTGTTTGGGAGAATATGATGAAAAGAAACTAATAGAAATTGCGGTTGAGTACCTACAACCTGTTAAACTCATTGATGTACAGATTGCATCTATCAAGGAAGAAATCAATCAACTACGAGCGAACCTTACATCAATAGGTGCGATTGATTACAGTAAAGATAGAGTAACAGGCGGTGGAACTCCGCAAGGGTTAGAGGGTAGCGTAGCAAGATTTCTTGATACAGTCGCAGAACGTGATAAGCGTATTGATGAACTATCAAAGTTAAAATGCGATGCGATCACTAAGATAGATGCACTAGATGAAAAACTAGGGGCAATCATCTTGCGTTATGAGTTTGTACTCAACAATACAACCGAAGATGCTTATAAAATGATTGGGTGCTACTCAACAAAACAGGCCAAACGATACAAGCAAAAAGCATTATTGGAATTTGGGCGAAAACTTGTCCTATAATGTCCGCAAATGTCCGTGATTGTCCATGTACCTACAGTTTGCTATTAGGTATAATATATATGTAGAAGTTGCCACTAAGCGACTACTACTCACTCTTTCCTTAGGAAGTCAAACACAACAACAAGCACGCCCATATAAGAGCGTGCCTTTGTTGTATATGGGCAAAATGGAACGTATAGCGCTAACGGTCGCAGAGTAGCAGCGCAACCATAATTGATTACTAAGGAAACAACACTATACTTTTTTCTAATTTCAATTTTGAAGTATGTGTTAAGACAAAAACTTTATATGTAAATTTTACTGCAAACTGATATAGGGTAAGTCGAATATCATCGCATATAGCTTATACATTATCACTTTCATAGATACGAACTTACCCTACATTAGTTACACATTGAATACTGGCAGCTAGCAGCCTCTATTCATATACTTGTTATTACTTAGCCTAACACGTGATTATAATTCATCAAATGTTAGCTACTGGTATTGAGTGTGTAATGATTGTTGAAAAGTGTGTACCATGCTTGCGTTTTAACAAAGGTTAGAACGTGCTTAGGCTTTAATTGTGTGGTATACAATTTTGAGTGATCATTGAAAACTGGAGTTATATTTGTTTCCTAGGTACTTAACAAGCTATAGAGTTTTAGAAGGAACGCTAAAACCTATGTGTTACATTGGCAAGAGTTCAATGGTATAACTTCGGTTTTGAGTGATCAATACAAACAAAATGAATAAAACTATCATAAAATGGGGTGTATCCACGGCGATATATCTCATTTTTTTGTATAAAACTAACAAAAGAGGGAAATATGACACAGGTACATTGCGATAGAAAGCATTGCTTGAACAATGATAAATATGGAATATGCACTGCTGATGCAATAGAATATAACGGCTTGTGTCAGACGTATATAACGGCTAAACATTCTTGTAAACCACATTGCGGAATATGTCGCAAGGATAAAGGCAAGTTAAAACGGAAAGGCGGTGAGGTTCTTAAATAATGGAAATTGTAACGAAAAGCTTACATGAATTAACTCCATATGATAATAACGCACGCAAGAATGATAAAGCCGTTCCGTTAGTAGCCAAATCAATTGAACAATTTGGGTTTAAAGTGCCTATTGTCATTGATAGAAATAATGTAATTGTATGTGGACATACCAGATATAAGGCAGCACATGCATTAGGTATTGAAGAAGTACCTTGTATTATTGCTGATGATCTAACAGACCAGCAAATAAAAGCGTACAGACTGGCGGATAACAAAGTAGCCGAGGCATCTAAATGGGATAAAGGTATTTTGTCATTAGAGATGAATGAAATATTTGATTTCGATATGTCGGACTTTGGATTTGAAATTGCTGATCCAGTAGACACAGTTGAAATAGAATTACCGCAAAAGGAAAACGAGCGTGAGCGGACGGCTAATGCATATAACTTGTATGATTTTGATGAAAACAGATGCACAGGGATATATGACATACCTACATTGGATAAGATGATACACACGCCGAAGTCGTTAATGGGGTTTAATTATTGCAAAAGTACACCTCCACAAGAAGGCGTAGGGGTTCATTTCTTCCTTGATGATTATCAATTTGAAAGAGTATGGAATAGTCCGGAAGATTACTGCACCATGCTTGCAGATTATGATTGTGTATTAACACCTGATTTTAGCCTATACACGAACATGCCAATAGCGATGATGATATGGAATACATATAGAAGTCGCTTAATCGGTCAAATGATGCAAGATTATGGGTGTACTGTTATTCCTACTGTGTCATGGGCTGGTACAGATAGCTATGATTTCGCTTTTGATGGACTACCAACAGGCGGAACGATAGCGGTATCAACTATAGGCGTTAAAAGAAGTAAAGATGCATTTGATATATGGGTACAAGGTATGGACGAATGCATGAAAGTAGTTAAGCCGCATAACGTAATCGTATATGGCGGTGATATAGGGTATACATTCGATTGCGATGTAACGTACATAAGCAATGCAGTAACTGACAAGATGAAGAGGTGAATATATGGGCGGTAGAGGTGCTGGTTTAGGTGGGAAAAGTGCTATATCGATAACATTTAAAGATGGTAAGACTAGCATGTTCAGAATGAATAATGCTGGTGTGTTACTAGAAAATGGACGTCCTAGCAACCTAAAAACATCTATTAAGCAATTGGAAAGGCATGCTAAAAGTAATGGGCTCGCCATCAAAACTTATAACAATAAACAATTGAAAGAATATGATAAAGCATATGCAAAGCAGAGAGAGGCTAGTAATAAACGCTTAAATGAATTAGACGTAAGCAAAAATGCTATTGGAACCGCAGTTTCTAAACAATATAGAAACAGCACAAAGTCCAGTAGATTAGGACGTAGAGGCGTATATTAATGTTTTAAACAGAGATTTAACAGAGAAAGGAAGTGAGCAAAGTTAGACGGACTGACAATTTAAAAAGCATTGACAAAATGTCTAAAGAAGAACGCAGTGAATTTTGCTCACGAGGTGGAATAGCTAGCGGAAAGAAACGGCGTGAGAAACGTACATGGAAGGAAATAACCAATACATTATTAGATACTCCATTAAAAGATGGCCAAGTAGACGAGAAAATAAAGAGCCTTGCAAGTGCTAAGGGGTTGAATATAACGGCACAGACGGCCATTGTACTAAAACAGGTAGTAAATGCAATCAATGGTGATAATAAGGCGGCCGAATTCGTATTGAATGTATCTGGAGGACTTACAGAGAATGACGAGCCAATACAGGATACGTTCAAGCGTGTTGATTTAACTGAGGTTATTATTCCACATTATGACGTGGTAAGTGCTGATATTAAACGGCATAGGCACACGCATTACTGGTTGACTGGTGGTCGTGGTAGTACTAAATCGTCATTTGTTGGCATTGAAGTGGTAGATACCTTGATGAGTAACAAAGATTGTCATGCTGTTGTATTGCGTAAAGTAGGGCAGACGTTAAAAAACTCCGTATACGCTCAAATAGAGTGGTGTATCGAGAAGTTGGGTGTATCTGATAAGTTTACGTTCAAGAAATCACCATTAGAGATTATCTATAATCCAACAGGGCAGCGAATATTATTCCTAGGTGTTGATGATCCGCAAAAAGTAAAATCAATTAAATTACCATTTGGGTATGTCGGTATAGTATGGTTTGAAGAACTCGACCAATTCGCTGGCATGAATGAAATACGAAATATAAACCAATCCTTATTACGTGGTGGTGATAAGTACTGGTGTTTTTATTCGTTTAACCCACCTAAAAGCCGTGATAATTGGGTGAACGTAGAACAATTAACAGATGATGCAGATAGAATGGTAATCAAAAGTGATTACACTATGGTTCCTGTGGAGTGGCTAGGGCAACAATTCGTTAATGAAGCCGAAAAGTTAAAAGAGGCACGGCCTGACCTGTACGCACATGAATATATGGGCGAAGTAACTGGTACAGGTGGTGATGTATTCCCTAATGTTGAAGAATTAGACATCACAGATGAAATCATAGATACATTTGATAATGTATTCCATGGAATTGATTTTGGTTTTGCGACAGATCCATTCGTATACATGAAAATGAACTACGATGAAAAGCACGACACTATTTATATCTATGATGAGGTGTATGGCACTAAATTGACCAATAAGAAAGCCGTTAACCTCATCAAGGATAAAGTAGGTGATAGGCCTGTGTATTGTGATAGTGCAGAACCTAAATCTATAGCAGAATTCACAGAATTAGGTATAAGAGCCTATCCAGTGCGTAAAGGTCCAGATAGCCGTGATTTTAGTATTAAATGGCTATCAGATAGAGCGAAGATTTACATTGATAAAAAACGTTGTCCTAATGCGTATCGTGAATTTATGTCTTACGAATTTGCACAGGATAAAGATGGCAATTTCATTTCTAGCTATCCAAAACATAATGACCATACCATCGATGCGGTGCGTTATGGCTTACGTGAAATTATGGATGGTGCAAGATTTAGTTGGTAAGGAGGTACAATGCTAACAATTAACGAAATGTGGCAAGCGATCATAGAAGGGAATAGTGGTATCTCTGAACGTGAATTCTTGCAAAATGAAATACGTAAATTTTTAAGCGGTAAAGAAAGAAAAGACATGCTGACCGGTAGACGATACTACGAGGGGAAGCATGACGTTCTAAACAAAAAGCGGACTACCATCATCGAAGATGGAAAAGTGATGGAGTTGCAAAACCTACCGAACAACAAAATCGTTGATAATAAAATCGATGATTTGGTAGACCAAAAAGTCAACTATATGCTAGGTAAACCGCTTGAAATTAAGACGGAAGATGACCGCATCACTGATATATTTAATCGTAAATTCCAACGTACACTATTAAACGTATGCAGCGATTCGCAGATAGCTGGTAAAGGGTACTTGTATCCGTATATTAACGCAAATGGTGATATAGCGTTTAAACGTTTAAAGCCTGAAAACATTATTCCGTTTTGGCGTGATGATGATCATACGCAGTTAGATGCATTTGTGTATATGTACGACATGGAAGTGTATGCTCCGCTAGGTGCTAATCAGACAGTGACCTTTGTAGAGTTTTACACAAAAGACAAAGTAAAGTATTACACCTATCAAAATCAAAACTTGTACATCAATCAAGAGAAAGACGAGAAACGCTATATCAATGCTGGCAACGTGTTCTATGATTGGGGCCAAGTACCTTTAATCTGTTTCAAGGGTAATCATACAGAACAGCCTATTATTAATCGTGTTAAGTGCTTACAAGATGCATTAAATGATATGTATTCGATGTTAGCAGATAACATGATGGAAGATAGTAGAAATACCATTCTGATATTGAAGAACTATGACGGCACAGACCTAGCAGATTTTAGACAAAATCTAGCCCAATATGGAGCGGTCAAGATTAATACTGTAAATGGTGATGGTGGTGTTGAGGCTTTACATATTGAAGTGAATACGGCTAACTATCAATTTATTATCCATGCATTAAAAACGGCAATTATAGAAAATGGCCGTGGATTTGATGCGAAAGATGATAGAATGGCTAATAATCCTAATCAGATGAACATCATGAGCATGTATTCTGATATTGATTTAGATAGTAACCAACTTGAAGTTGAATTCCAGGCATCATTTGAAAAGATGCTAGAGTTTATCGGACAGTACTATAACATCCTAGGTAGTAACGCACTTGATGATGTGGAATTCATATTTAATAAACTTACACCAGTCAATGAAAGTGAAATTATCAATAATTGCCGTAATAGTGTAGGTATCATCTCCAATGAAACAATCGTATCTAATCACCCATGGACATTAGACACCAATGAGGAATTAGAACGTTTGAAGAAAGAACAGGCCGAATTAATGCCTGACTTTGTAATTCCTAATGGTGGTGATGGACATGGCGAATGATTACTGGCAAAAGCGGTATGAACGCATCCTAGATGAAGCATTTCAAAAGGCGACGTTAACCGATGAGGAAATCAAAAAGCAGTATGCACGAGCGTTACGGCGGATAGAAAAGGCCATTAATGATTGGTATCGAAGATTTGCCAATGAAAACGGCATTACGTTACAAGAAGCACGAAAGCTACTAGATAAGTACGAAATGAAAGCCTTTAAGATGGACTTGAAAGAGTTTGAAAAAGAGGCGAAACAATTCGGAATGTCTAAGGAACACCAACAAATGCTATCTAATGCATCAATTCGTGAGCGGTTAAGCCGTGAGCAAATGCTGTATATCAATATGGTGCATGAAATAGAAGTCATGGCACATAGTCAAAATGTATCTGTTAAGAATATGCTTGATGATGTGTATAGATCATCAGTATATAAAAGTGCATACACGGTACAAACACAACGAGGCACGTACTCAATGATTAATAGTATTGATGGTAAGCGTGTTGATAGTGTTATAAATAGCCAATGGGCTAATGATGGCCAAGATTTCAGCAGTCGCATATGGAATGATAAGGTTAAGCTAGTAGCTAACCTGCAGAATGATTTCACGCAAGCGTTGATGATTGGTCAAGGTGCTGACACAATGGCGGATAACCTAAGCAAGCGAATGAAAACATCGTATAGCAACGCTAAACGGCTAGTAGAAACAGAAACAGCACGAGTACATGAACAGGGCTTTCTTGATAGTATGGCAGAACTTGATGTTGATAAGTTGGAGATACTAGCCACGTTAGATAGTCATACATCACCTATTTGTAGGCGTATGGATAGAAAGATTGTTAGACGTGTTGATGCTAAACCTGGCATCACTGTTCCGCCCTTCCATTGCTATTGTCGTTCTACTACTATCCCTTATATAGAGGGGTTAGAGGGTGAAACACGAACAGGCAGAAATAAAGATGATAAAAGCATCGATGTGGATGGTGCTATCACCTATGAAGAATGGGAAAAACAATATATTAACTAATAAGCAACTTAACGGCTGCTTTTTTGATTGCCGTTTTAGTATTGTTAGGCGTAAAACAACAAGACCGTAGCCGTGAGGTGTGGCTCACGAAAATAAAGCGAAATGGGTATTTGTATAAGGGGGTCAATATGACTAAAGACGAATTAATGAAGTTAGGTTTGAGTGAAGAAGTAGCAGACAAAGTGGTAGAAGATTATGGCAAGAATTACGTATCCAAAGACCAATTTAATGCGAAAAATGACAAACTCAAATCAGTGGAGGGGGAATTATCAAAGGTACGTGGTGAAATTGATAACCTTCAAAAAGCTAATGCTAGTAACGACGAACTAAAGAAACAAATCGATGCATTGAAAGCCGATTCAGACAAAAGAACCGCTGAATACGAGGCGAAAATCAAAAGCATGGAAATCGATAGTATCGTTAATGCGGCATTGAGTGGTGTCAAATCTAAGAACAATAAAGCTGTGCGTGCTTTGTTAGATCTAAACGATGCAAAAATTGAAAATGGCGAAATTAAAGGGTTAAAAGACCAATTAGATGCGGTCATGAAAGAGAACCCTTTTTTATTTGGCGAAAACACAAAACCAACAGGCACACCAGCTGGCAATGAGGGCGGTAAGCACGGCACACCTACGATTACATCAAAGGAATTTGCAAAGATGAACTATGCTGAACGCTCTAAACTTTACGATGAAAATCAAGAACTTTATAACCAATTATCAAAAGGAGATAACTAATGGCATTAACTACTTCTACTAACATGATTAAACCGCAAGTGATGGCAGACATGGTGTCCGCTGCCTTGCCTAAAGCAATTAAATTTACACAAATCGCAACATTCGATAATACTTTGGTAGGTCAACCAGGTGAAAGTGTAACAGTACCAGTATGGGGTTATATCGGTGATGCGGTAGACCTTACAGAAGGTACTCCGATGGATACAGACCAAATGACTGCATCTCACGATGATTACAAAATCAAAGAGGCTGGTAAAGCAGTTGAATTGACTGATAAAGCTATCCTCACAGGTTTAGGCGACCCAGTTGGTGCTGCTGCTCAACAATTATCTATGTCCATTGCATCTAAAGTTGATAATGATGTATTGGCTGCATTGAGCGGTGCTACACTCACTTCTGTTTCTACAAGTGCAATCTCTTACAATGGCATTGTTGATGCGGTTGCTAAATTTGATGAAGAACAAGAAGGCGTGGTGAAATATTTATTTATTTCTCCAGCACAAGAAGCAACATTACGTAAAGACCCTAACTTCATCGACAAAAACAAATACGGCAACGATGTAATGGCTAGTGGTGTGCTTGGTAAAATCGCTGGTTGCAACGTTGTTATATCTCGTAAAATCGTAGAAGATGCTGGCAACTTCAACAACTATATCGTTCAAGTTTCTCCAGAAGCAGAAGATGGCATTCCAGCACTTCCAGCAGTAACAATCTTCATGAAACGTGATGCATTAGTTGAAACTGATCGTGATGTATTAAAACGTACAAACGTTATTACAGTAACTGAACATTACATTGCAGCATTAACTAATAAATCCAAAGTTGTAAAAGCAACATTTAAAAAATAGTAGGTGAAATTATGGGAATGCTATTGAGACGATATCACAAGACGGAAAATCCAACAGTAGAGGAAACTACGAACACGGAAGAAAATCCAACAGTAGAGGAAACTACGAACAGCAAAGGATTGGTGAAGAATGTTAGAAAAAATTCTAGATCTAATTCTGACAATAACGAATAAAAGCGTTGATATTGAAACACCTATTCTTAACTATCTGATTACTGCAGAAACCCAACGAGTACTCAATATTATTAACTGTAAAACGCTACCGACTGAACTCGAACACGTAATAGTGCATCGGGTAGTCGGAGCGTATTTACAAACCAATATTGTTGCGTTAGTTGGTGTTGAAAACTTAGACGTGCCTACACAGATTAAAATGGGTGACACTCAAGTGAGTTTTAGCAGTAAAAGTGCAGAGGATAGGTTGAAAGAAATGGCTCAAATATTCGCAAATTATGGAGAGGGTGAGTTGACATGCTTCCGACGGCTGAAATGGTAGAGAAGTACACAAAGCAAATCGAGAAACTTTACGATTGTGAATGTACGATTGAAACTGAAATCGACCAAATGGACGAAGAAACAGGGATAATGGCAAAATCAACAAAAATTGACGGCCCATATCCTTGCAGATTGTCATATAAAACATCGAATACTGCCAATATAACTGAAATCCCAAAATTTACGCAGTATACGAGCCTTTTCTGTTCGCCTAGTGTAATCATACCAAAAGGCTCTCGAATAGCTGTTACAGGGCGAAATACAAAGCAACTTTTTCGCAGTGCATCGATTTCCGCACGATACGACACCCATCAAGAGGTGCAACTCGAAAATTTAGAGGTACATTGATATGGGCGTTGAATTTGATATGGACGAATTTGCTGAATTTAATCGTAGCTTAGTTAAACTGAGCCAGTCGGGCAGTCTTCAGAATTTTAACAAGCAAGTTGTGAAGGAATTGGCCAGCGTGTATGTGCGGGAAGCTAAATTGAATACACCAGTCGGAAAACGATCGGTTAAATTCATGCAAGACGGCAAAGTACAAACGAAGTATTTTGATAGTGAGCATACCCGCCAATCTTGGAGTGTTGGTAGATATCAACTGAACGAAAGAACGGGGCGGATTAGGGTGTTTAACACATCCTCTTACGCCTCGTTCCTTAATGATGGTCATCGGCAAGAGGTTGGGAGATTTCTTCCATGGATAGGTCAATCTAAAGGCGGTGTGATGCAAGGTGGTAGGTTGAAAAAACCTTGGGTTGATGGTGCATATATGCATGAGAAAGCTGAAAAGGTGGTCAACAAGAACGCTAAACGTATTATGGAAATTACATTAAAGAAATGGATTGAAAAGCATGGTGGATACTGATATATTAACGGCCGTATCTAAGACTGTACATAAGGCCTTGAATGTGCCTATATACCTAGAATTTAAAGAAAACAATATGACATTCCCATGTGCTTATATCAAGGTGATTGAGCCTAGCATGGGCAGACATATTGGTGATCTTTATAACACATCTTTGGATTTAGACATCATGTATTACGCCAATAATCTTGATGTGGTTACAGATACGAGAAAACTTATTGATATTCCTAGAGTGTTATATCAATTACTTGAATTTGTACAAGTTGGGGAACGTACCATTATGGGGACTGGAATGAAGTATAAGATTTCTGATGGGGTGTTACATTTCTTCGTAACGTACGAAAATATACTCCGCGCCGTATCCAAACCAATTGATCATATGAAACGAATGGAATTAACAGAAAGGTTAAAAGATGGCTAAAGAAACACAAGAAACACAAGTGCCGGTTCAGGATGAGCCACGCTTTAGTGTTGAACAAATCGTACAGTCTGAAACGTATGGCCGCTATGCGGACTTGCTAAACGCTGTACTCGATACTTCTGTGATGTATACTCACAAAGAAATCGAACAACTGTTGGCGCGAGAACTATCGCGCATTGTTATTGTTGATATTAATGAATAGGAGGCTAACATATGGCTTTAGGCGGCGGTACATTTTTGTTTTATAACAAAGTAATGCCAGGTACATATATTAATTTCGTATCTAAATTGCGCGCTAGTACAGATGTATCTGATCGTGGTTTTGGTGCGATGATGTTGAGCTTAGATTGGGGCCCAACAGGTGAAGTATTTCGCGTTGATAGCGACGACTTCCAAAAATCTTGTCAAAAAATCTTTGGTTATGATTATGCTCATGAAAAATTAAAAGGTCTACGTGACCTGTTCATTGGGCTCAAAACAGGTTATTTTTATCGCTTGAATGGTGATGCTGTAAAAGCGGACAATGCGGTTGCTACTGCTAAATATGGCGGTGTTCGTGGTAACGACTTAGGGGTATCTATTCAGGCAGACCCTGACAATAGCGGAAAGTACGTTGTAACGACATACCTTACAAGTGATGGTGTTCGTAAAGTAGTGGCTGAACAACGTAATATCGGGGTAATTTCAGACATTGCGTCTAATGATTATGTAAACTTCAAAAGTTCTGCTCAATTAACTGCTACTGCATACACTCCATTGACCGGTGGTTCGAATGGCGCAGCAATTACAGCTCAAAACTACCAAGATGGATTAGGAATGTTAGAGCCGTACTACTTCAATACAATTGGGTATGCTGGTGCGGATGACACAATCAAGTCCTTGTTAATTAACTTTACTAAACGTGCACGAACAGAAACTGGAGCTAAGTTCCAATTGGTTATTCACGGCAAACAAAAGGTTAACGATGAAGGTGTTATTTCTGTATTGAACGATGTTACTGACACTGGCGCAGAAAAAGGCTCTTTAGTGTATTGGACATTAGGTCAAGAAGCGTCTTGCCCTATTAATAAATCTGTAACTAATACTATCTATAATGGCGAATATACTGTTAATGCTAAGTACAAACAATATGAATTACAACAAGCGATTACCAATGGTATGTTTGTGTTCCACACTGTATCTGACTCGGTAAGCGGAAACATCCAAGGGGATGTTCGTGTGTTGAAAGACATCAATACATTTACTGAATTCAGCAAAGAAAAAACACGTGACTTTGCTATGAACCAGGTTATTCGGGTTCTTGATAATTGGGCGGTTGATTCTGCGCGTTTATTCAATAGAACTTATCTTGGTAAATCTCAGAATGATCAAGTTGACCGTGAGGCCCTTTGGAATGACTTGGTAGCGTTGGCTGAAGAATACGCTCGTGTGCGTGCAATTCAAAACTTTACAGATAAGGATATTCCTATTCCTAGTCAAGGCGAACATAAAGAAGATGTTCTTGTTGACGTCCAATTGCAACCAACTGTTGCAATGGAAAAATTATATATGACTGTTGTAGTGGCGTAGGAGGTAACATATGGCAGATGAAATTTTAGATGCTTTGAAAACGATGGAAGCAGCTGATGTCATTTCTTCCAAATTGGCATCTTGCTATATCGTGTCCGACGGCAATAGATACTTGCTGTTCCAGGCTAAGAAATTAAGCGCAAAAATCAAAAAGAATAAAGAAAAAGTAGCTATTCTAGGTCGCATTGGTGCCGGGAACAAATCCACTTCTGTTGAATATAGTGGCAGCTTAACGATTTACCACAATACAGCATTGTTTGATAAGATGGTTGAAAAATACTTAAAGACTGGTGTTGATACTTATTTTGACATGCAAGTAGTTAACCATGATCCAACTTCTAAAGCTGGTCGACGTTCCGTAATTTTGAAAGGTGTAAACCTTGATGAGTTAACGGCAGCTGAATTCGATGCTGATGGCAAATATATTGAGCAAGAACATAACTTCACTTATGAAGGCGTTAAATATGTTCAACACTTTAATGAATTAGATGGGATGCAAGCCTAGTGCTTGCTCCCTTTTTTATAGGAGGTTTTTACAATGGCTGAAAATTTAAGCGCATTTTTAAAACAAAACGTTGATATAGTTAACGAAACGGAATATGTTGCTTCTAAACGTATCAAGGCAAATGGTGAGCCGGTAGCTTGGAAGATTAAAACGTTGGCTACTGAGGAGACTGAAAAGATGCGCAAAAAATACACAAAGCGTATTACCGACCGCATTTCTCGCCAATCTGAAGAACGCTTTGATGTAACTGCATATAACGAAGATGTATTATCCAAAGCAATCACATTCCCGAATTTATATGATGCTGAGCTACAGGATAGTTGGGGCGTTACTGAGCCGGTGGAATTAGTAAAAGCTATGCTTACACCTGGTGAATATGCTGACCTTTTGGCGGCTGTAACAGAGGCTCAAGGATATGATGTCGGCATGGAAGATAAGGTAAAAGAAGTAAAAAACTCCTAGAATCCAATGAAACAGAAACTATGTTCGCATATTTGGCATTTGTAAAATACCATGTGCGACCATCTGTTTTTGCGGATATGGACATAAACGAAAAAGCAGCAGTAATGGCCTTTATTCAGCAACATGCTAAAGATGAACAAGCTGAGCTGAATAAGGCGAAAAGGGGGTAATGAATGGCTACACTTTCGAATTATATTAGTTTGTCAACCAATATTCCTACTGCTATGAATGCTGCAGCAAATGCTACCACAAAAGCCTACCAATCTATGAATACACTACATAATAAAATGACTGGCGTATCCAATGCTAGTGAAACGCTAAAAGCTAGCATGGGCGGTATCATGAACAGCTTTGCCGGCAATCTGTTGGCTAGTACGGTAATGAACGGCGTTGGCGCCATAAAAGGTGCTATCGAATCAATCCAAGATACTGCTACGGAATGGGCACAGGTGCAAGCTCGCCTTAAATTGGTGGCTGGGAGCCAGGAAAACGCTATTTACCTAAATAAGCAGATATTTGAATCCGCACAACGTGCAAGAGGCGGTTATTTGGAAATGGCGGACGCTGTAATCCAGGTATCTCAATCTGCGCATGATGCATTCCCAGATCCAAGAAAAGCCGTAGAATTTATGGAAGGTATTCAAAAGGTATTCGCTATCGGCGGTGCATCGAAAGAAGCACAAAAGAACGCTATGCTCCAGTTAACTCAAGGTCTAGCCAGTGGGCAATTACAAGGTGACGAATTCAGGTCTATTGCTGAAAACGCGCCTATGATTGAAAACATCATTGCTAAATCTATGGGCGTGTCCCGCGGAGAACTTAAGAAGCTAGCCTCGGAAGGTAAGATTACTGCTGAAGTAATTAAAAACGCTATTATGAATAACTTGCCTGAGATTGAAAAGCAGTTTGAATCGCTTCCTAAAACTTGGGGCGATCATATGCAGTCGATTAAGAATAAAGCTATTCGGGCGTTCGAACCTGTGTTCCAGCGAATATCCGACCTTGCTAATAGTGAGGGCGTCCGTGAGTTAGTGGACAACGTAACTGGGGCTATTCAAACTGTAGCGCCAGTATTCTATTGGCTCGTAGGCGTTATAGGTGAAACGATTAATACTGCAGTAGGGGCATTCAACACGTTATCTAATTTTGTTAGACAGCACTCGCCTATCATGTATACAGCGATGATAATATTGGGCGGCGTTATGGCGTTTTATGCAATCCGAGCCGGGATAGCAGCCGGAAGAACAATTCTCGCTGCCGGTGCTATGGCAATTAAGGCTGTAGCGGATTGGGCGGAAACTGCTGCTCTGTTAGCAATGATTGTAGCTCAAGAAGGATTGAACGCCGCATTGTATGCGTGCCCATTAACATGGGTAATCGGTTTAATTGTTGCAGTTATAGTCATAATCTACTTAGCGGTAGAAGCTATTAACTATTTCTGTGAAGCGAATATTAGCGTGCTAGGAATCGTAGTTGGCGCTTTTTGGGCTTTCGGTTCCGTTATTTTCAATGTATTTGCATTGGGCTGGAATATCATCGCAGCATTTGTTAATTTCTTAGCCAACGTATTCAAAGACCCGTTACATGCAGTAGCTAATTTGTTTATTGATATATGGAACGGTATTTGGCAATTCGTAAAAGCTAGGATTAACGATATTATCGATGCGATTAATAAAATCCCTGGTGTAAATATCGATAAAGTCGGAGGGTCTACTGGAGTATTAGAACGATTCGAGATTGCCGGCGGTGAAACAACTGTCATGGGTAAGATGGACTATTCTAGCGTTACAGGAGCCTTCGGAGAAGGCTATAACATTGGGGCAAATCTTAGCCTCGGTGATTTGATGACAAATATGCCAGGCGTAAAGACTCCACAAGAGTTTGACGTTAGCAAACTTACACCAGGCGCTGATCATGATGCGGCAGATAAGACTAAGAAAAATACCGGAAAAACTGCAAAGAATACTGGCAAGATTGCTAAGTCTATTGATATGACTAACGATGAAATCAAGGCACTTCGTGAAAGTGCTATCGATAAGTCGCTGAAGAAGTGGCAAGATGCTAATATCATTCATATCCAAATGAATAACGACGTGGAAATAAATAACGGTACAGATTTAGACGGCTTTACAAGTCAAATCTCAAAAGGCTTAAAAGACGCATTTACAATTCAAAGGGAGGGAATCTAAATGTATTACTTCTATATGGGAACGATGCAAATACCGATTCCCCCTAAGGAATTGGTTACAACAATAAACGGTAAAAATGAAACAATGGATTTGCTAGGGAAAGGCGAAGTGAATATTATAAAGCCTGCTGGACTCACTGATGTGACTTTCAAATTTCTTTTACCAAACTCTGACTATCCATTTAACGAATCTATGTTATTTAAATCTAAAAAGGCTAAATATTACATAGATGAGTTAGAAAAGCTTAAGACCACTAAGACCGTATTCCAATTCATTGTAGTTCGGATGAAACCAAACGGACAAATGCTAGCAATGACTAACATGAAGTGTACACTTGAAAATTACACCATCGAAGAAGATGCAGATAATGGCTTTGACTCGTATGCTAGTGTTACATTGAAGCAGTGGAAACCGTGGGGAGCTAAACGAATTGAAGTCAAAACCGATAAGGATGGTGTTGCAAAAGGGAGCGTTAAACAGGACCGGCCTATAGATGGTAAAACAGTAACTACTCAAGCTAAAGCATCTAAAGGTCAAACACTTCAGCAAATCGTTAAAAAGCAATTAGGGAATACAGACAATCTATTTCAAATTGCTGCTCTTAATAAGATTGCAGTTCCTGCCGCTTTGGCGGTAGGGCAGGTTATCCAACTTAAAAAAGAAGGTGGTAGTGAATGGCTGTAAATGAAACTAAAACTGTTGAGCAATCTCAAATTAACGGCATTATCACTCCGATACCTATGCCGATACAACTACACTATGCTCTAACCGTCATAAATAAAAGTACAGGGGATGCATGGTTAATTGAGCCACAAGATGATATACAAATCACAAGAGCTGTTGACTGTGTCCCTAGTAAGATGACCTTCAAAGTGCCTAAGGATCCAAATCTAAACTTTGAAGAGGGCGATACTGTAAAGTTCACTCTGAATGGGGGCGTCGTATTCGTTGGGTTCGTATTTGAAAAACAGCGTGACGGTAAGAATACAATCTTAGTAACCTGCTACGATCAATTGCGGTATTTGAAAAATAAAGATTGTTATGTTATTGGTGCGATGACTGCAACTGAGTTTATTAAAATGGTGGCGGAAGACTATCATTTGAACTGTGGATACATGGATAATACTGTATGGAAAACACCTGACACGCCGAAAACCGTATTTAAGGACACATCCTTACAAGAAATGATTTGCCGGTTGTTAGATAAAACAGCTATATTCACACCCAATCACGCTTTTTATCATCTGTTTGATGATGGTGGTGAATTACGGCTTGCATCATTTGAAACCATGAAAACCGATATTTATATTGATGATGAATGCATGCAAGATGTACAGTATACGACTTCCATTGATAAAGACACGTACAATTATGTAAAAATTGTACGGACTATTCCTAATGGAGCTGATAGCAAACTGGAAAATACATTTATTGCTAAAGATGACAAGAACATTGCTAAGTGGGGGCGCTTACAGTATTTGATAATTCCTAAAGAGAAGGATATTAATGCAGTGGCTGAAGCTAAGGCAATTATGGCCCACAAGAACAAGAAAACTCGGGAGATTAAACTGAAAAATGTCATCGGAGACGTACGTGTACGTGGAGGCTCTTTGGTTTATATCAATCGTAACTTTGGGGATATTATAGTCAATAACTACATGATGGTTACATCAGTCACACATACTTTTAAAACCGGATTTCATGGTATGGATTTGGATTTAAGATATGTTGACAATGATGCTGCGTATGAAGTGGTAAAAGATGAAGATGCTGAAGCGGTTAAGAAGATTGAAGCAGCAAAGAAAACCAAGGCTGGCAGCGTAACTGCTGCAGGAGGAACTTCTGGCCAAGTTGATACAGCTTTCAACACTAACAATGGCAGAGTTAGCCAATATGGTAGCGAGGGCTGTGTAGATACTGCATGTGCTGCCGGCTCGTATTATAACAAAGACCTCGCAGATGAATATAACAAAGGTACATCAAGAGTTGATACACTCCGAAACAATCTAGAGGCAAAAGGTTATGTTACAGAACAATTTAACGGCTATGCTAACAAAGGTGATTTGTTAATTTATGGCAACGATGATCATGTTGTTATTGCTGACGGTGCAGGGGGATGTTTTGGCAATTCATCGAGTAAGGGGTACGCTATGAAATACGGCAACGTTAATTATGCATGGCGTAATGATGAAGCTCCGACCAAGATTATTAGAATGGGGGCGACATAATGGATGCAGAATACTTTAAAATTGTAAACATAATCAAAGAGATTGCGAGTACTGTTATTCAAAATGGCGAGCCTATGGAGATAATTGTTGGTGAAGTCGTAAGTGCATCTCCATTAGAAATTAAAATCGATCCTAAGTTAACCATACCTGAGGAAAATATTATTCTTACAAAGAACACCTCTGAATGGACTATGGAAATGAGCGTTGATCACGTTACAGAAAACCGTTCAGGTGGTGGTGGATATGCAGAATTTGCAAGCCATAATCACGAGTATAAGGGGCGTAAAAAGTACCTTGTACATAATCAGCTAGTTGTAGGCGATAAAGTCATAATGTTAAAAGAAACTGGCGGACAACGTTATATTGCGTTAGACCGTTGGTACAATCCAGATAGGGGGTGTACAACTAAATAATGGCAGAAAATTTACTTTTACCAAAACAGAATAGTGATACACTAATCCCTGATACTGTGAGTTATATTGAACCATCGTTTACACATGCTATTGATTTTAGGACAGATGGTCAAGTTCGCGGGTACGCTGACAGATTGCATGCTATAGAGCAAGCGATTTATAAAATAATTAGTACAGAGCGCTATCAATATCTTATATATAGTTGGAATTATGGCATCGAGTTACAAGATTTATTCGGAGAGCCTATTCCATACGTTTATGCTGAGCTGCAACGACGTATAGAAGAGGCCCTATTAAACGATGATAGAATTACAAAGGTCCATAACTTTGAATTTAGCAATAATGGCGGCGATGTCATGGTTGAATTTGATGTTGATACCATTTATGGAACTTTGCAAGGGATTAAAAAGGAGGTGAGAGGCGTTGTATGAACACATGACATCGAGTAGGATTACAAAACGAATCCTAGACCGAGCAAATGACCGTTATGACAAACGAGAAGGGTCCGTTATGTTTGATAGCGTAGCTCCAGTTGCTTTTGAAATGGCCGAATTATATATTATGGCTGATGTGATTTTAAAACAGTCTTTTGCTACTACTGCAGATCGCGAGTATCTGATATTACGCGCTGCAGAATTCAATATTATTCCTGAGGCCGCAACTTTTGCAGAGTTTGAGGGAAAGTTCAATATTGCAGTCCCTATTGGTAGCCGATTTAATTTTAATGAGTATAATTTTACGGTAAATGAGCTTATTAATAATGCTGAGCATCGGTATAAGTTAAAAGCTGAAACTGTAGGGCGCATCGTTAATAACAGCATAGGAACTATAACTCCGATTACAGGAATTAACGGCCTTACGGAGGCAAGTATTACTAAGCTAATCACACCTGGTGAGGACGAAGAGGATACTGAAGTATTTCGTAAGCGTTATTTCGATGCGATTAAGTCCAACGCCTACGGAGGCAATGGCGCAGATTACAAAAAGAAAGCTCTTGCTATCGCCGGTGTTGGGGGCGTTAAAGTGTACCGCTGTTGGAATGGAGGGGGAACAGTAAAACTTGTAATAGTTAATAGTGAGTTTGCAAAGGCTGACAATGAGTTAGTTAAAGAAGTTCAAAATATATTTGACCCAGGACCTAACCAAGGGAAAGGCTATGGACTAGCTCCTATAGGACATACGGTTACTGTTGTGTCCGCTGAACCTATTACTATTAACTACAAAATTCAAGTTAATATGAAAGCCGGACACTCGGTTAGCGAAATACAATCTAAGGTTGAAAAAGCAATATCAGATAAATTGTTGAAACGCCGTGAAGAATGGGCTGCTCAAGATGAAGGTAATTTTGTATCGGTGAGAACCTCAATTGTTACAGCGCTACTAATCGATATCGATAATGTGATTGATGTAGGTACAATTAAAATTAACGATCGTGCTATCAATCGATTGGATTTTAAAGATAATCAGATTCCTGTATTGGGTAAAGTAGAGTTGGTGGCTATATGAATAATACGGTTAACTTTGGAACGTTTAAACGTTTAATCAATCTATCAGACTATGCTGTTCCTGTAACCAAAGATGCTGCAGACGTTCAAGAAGTGTATAGGATTGAATCGGTTGAGGTACAAGTCCTATGGGACTTGCTTATCAAAATATTCAAAGAGCAATATATTTACACTGCCGATGAGTACGGACTTGATCAATGGGAGAAAATCCTTGAACTTCAACCTGAGCCTACTGATTCAGCTGATACAAGACGCTTTGTTATATTAGCTGCACTATTGGGCCAACGTCCTTATACTATGATCAAGTTACGTGAATTACTAGATACATTATGTGGCGAAGGCAACTATAAAATCATTGAGGATTTTAATAATTACCGCATCAAATTTAAGATTTCATTAGGTGTTAAAAAACAACGCGATATAGTTGCTAATATGCTTAAGCAAATCATTCCCATGAACCTTATCTTTGATGTGGACTTACTTTATAACCGCCACATTGATTTATCACGCTTTACCCATAAAGAACTAGCTGAATTCACTCATTTTGCATTGAACCAGGAGGTGTTACCGTAATGGCAAGTTATACGCCAATAATGAATCTGCTTAAACCTTTAGAGTCAGATAAATATGATGTCAATCTTAGGAATGAGAATTGGCAAAAGATTGATGATTTTTTTGGTAATTTACAAAAGTCATTAAACGACCATAAGGAGCTAAATGAACTCGATCACCCTGATGCTTGCGTGACCACTAGAAAATTGAAAGATGAAAGTGTTACAACGCCCAAAATTGCAGATAAATCCGTCACTGCAGAAAAGTTATCTAATGATATTAATAAAAAGCTAGATGATTCATATGTTAAGAAATCTGGCGATACAATGACTGGCAATCTTAATTTTGATAACAATAGCGTTATTAAAATCGCCAAGAAAAAAGGTAATGGATATCATACAATTTCTGATGGCGGCGCAGAAGGCGTCGATAGTACTAATTTAGATTTAGGCAGTCCTACAAACACAAAACAAACTAACTTATGCTGCTACGAAAGACCAGGTTGGTATGGCAAGAACAAATCAGGGCTTTTTCTTCCGCTAATGACGCTATCTGATGTTAATATTACATACGGGGATATCCGAGATGGACAAATGCTCCCTATCCCCGAAGGGTTTTCTGAAAATGAGTGCGTATGGCTGTTATCAATGAATCAATCTAATATTGAAAAATATTATCTTGATGTTGATGAAGGCAATCCACGGAATATGATTAACCTAGAGTGCTGGCGAGAAGGGCGAAAGGTACATGTTGGCACTAGGTTTAAAGGAACTCAAGGTGTGTCTAAAACATGGAACGGAAATGCTGAAAAAGGGCGGAATGGAGAGGAGTTCTTCATTCCTGGTAGCGCCAATTATATTTGTATTGCCGTTAAAGAAGCATGAGGTGGTGAAAAAATATGATTCCAGTCGAGCATAACTTGTCCGCTATTAGGGGTGAGTTCATCACCTTGACGATCGGATATAATAGCGAAGTAGAGCCAGAAGATTTGTTTTCATGTGTGAGAAAGTTTACTTGGGATGAACGATATATAGCCAAATTCAATATCGCAGTATCAAAGGATAATTTAGCAGCAGGTGAGTGCTGTAGAATTATCCTTTCTTTGGATACAAAAGAGTTGAATGTTGGTAGGTATGCGTGGGATTTATTTATTTGGGCCGGGGACCGACCTGTTAAATGCCTTGTCAAAGGGCAATTAACCATTCTTGAAGGCGTCAGCAACAGAGGAAAATAATATGAGTGATATTAACATTTACGCAAGTGAAGGGGATACAGTAGTCATTGAAGACCATACTCAAATTATTAAATTACGAGGCCCAAGAGGTGATGCTGGGCCGCCTGGTCCTAAAGGCGAGCCATTACGCTTTGAGGATTTAACTGAAAGCCAAAAGCAACAACTTAAAGGCGAAAAGGGAGACCGCGGTGAGAAAGGTCTGAAGGGGGACCAAGGAGAACCTGGGATTATAGGCCTACCAGGTCCTGCACCAGATACGTCAGAATTTATGGTTAAAGATGAGCTCGAACAGATTATTATTAAATTAAAAGAGATTAACGGAGGTAACTAACCATGGAAAGACCGAAACAAGTAATTATTAACGATTTAATGGGTGAGTTAGATAAGTTTGGAGGTCATATCACTCAAATCAGAGACGCTATCCAATCTAAGGGTGTAAATTCAGAGGGCAAACTATTCAAATTCGCAGAAGAAATATCTTCAATATCACGAGTTAGTCCTTACGACAAGTTTTCTAGTGAAATTGAGAGAGCCAGATTCCTGGGGTATTCAGATGATGATATTAAGGGGTTATTATGGAACTTACCTAGAAAACCAGAACCTAAACCAGAAGAGCCGCCAACTATAGAGGATTTTACAGATGAAAACATAACTAATATAGACCACGGCTATCTATATAATTTACAAAATAAGGGTATTAAAATCCTAAGATTACCTAATGTGGTATCGGCAGAAACTATGGCTTTTACCAATTTAGAATTTAAAGAGGTATATTTACCTAAATTAACTGCAGTTGGTAGTATGAGTTTTGGGGGGTTGAATGTAGAAATTTTAAGTATCCCCTCATTTATAGTTAAGGGCGATGATAATGGTCTCCCTAGGATGTCTAACACAAAGGAGATTATTGTGAATGGCGATTCTGTTATTCCTGAGGAGATATTTGCAGAATATTACGACATTCCAAATGTTGTAATTTATAACCCTGATAAGACCAAGAAATGGACTAAGGATACTAAACAATGGGAAAAGGTTTAATTAATGGTGTTATAGATGCAAGAACTAACTCACTTTGCAAGCGAAGCATGGGGGACTCTCACTGAGTCCTTTGTGCTTAAAGCTATCTTGGCTGTAATAGCCGAGGTAGCTATTTATATGATAGGCCTAAAGCATGTTCAGGTGCTAGGTATCTTTATACTATTAGTATTGTTAGACCTAATAACCAAATGGGCCGCTATTGGTTACCAAATGCTGATAGACTTAGGAGCTAACCAAGATAACCTTAGTGGTTCTGATAAGTACCTGGCTATACCAGCAGCTTGGGGTAAGGGTCTTATCAACTCAAAACACATGAGAAAGCCCTTTATCACAAAGGTGCTTACCTACTGCCTAGCAACTGGTGCAGCGTGGTGCTTTGACTTCATGGCTGGACAATATGCTTTTGCTGTTAATCTAGTATGGCTATATCTTGGCTCGGTTGAGTTCCTAAGTATTCTCGAGAACATGAGAGACGGCGGAAACAGCACAGTAACAGGGTTATTAGATATAGTCCATTCAAAAATTGATATGATTTTAAAAAAATAA